AGGACAGCGAAACATTCTTAAGAATCTGATCGCTGTTTACAGAAAACAGGCGAAGGGCATTGCTGAGATTGAAGCTAGATATAATAAGTACGAAGATGGTTACACACCATTTGATCGTGCTGAGTTTGCAAGACTGACTGACGATCAAACACGTCTAGCTGACGAATGGTACATGCAACAGTATGGTATGACAGTACTTGAAAAACAAATGGAAGACCCCGACACTAATCACCTTATGATAGGCGTAGGTGTCGGGCGTCTCCGTGCGAAGGACATCAACTAGAAGTACTCCAGTATTCCCACCGCAAGGATGGCAGCGGAGATAGCATTCAGCACGATGATTGACCTGTCGTGCCACATGAATCCTACCCATGCCCACAATCCCATTCCAATGATACCGAATATCATGTCAAGGAGATGTGAGTAGTCCGCTGCTCGTATTACGATTGCTGTTAGTATAAAGAAGCTGGCAGTCCATTTGACATACCACGTGATATCCTTGTACGGCGTAACCTTATTAACGGTGATCGCCTGACCCGCTGATCTTTCCTCGCTTGTGTCTGTCTGCGAGTTTTTCAAGGTTCTTCTCCATTATATGTCCAAGGTTCATCTCTAGTTCATCTGCCAGCACGGCGCAGTACCACAGGACATCTCCAATCTCGTATCCAATCTCAATACGTTTGGCAAGGTACTCGTCCTTGGTTGCGCCATCACGGATGAACTTCTTTACTTTGTTAGCAATTTCTCCTGCTTCGCCTGTCAGGCCAAGAGTAAGATACTCTGTGGCCCTATGCTTGGGGAAGATCGCTGTCTCACATGCACGAGACTGGTAGTCTGCTGCTGTGATGTTACTCAACTGTCTCTCCTTCATCCACCGTTTAGCCTCTAGTTCCAGTTCCATTTAGTTTCTCCAAGTTCTCAAAGTACGCAGCTTCCCAGCCACGTTGCCACTCCCGGTAAGGCGTGGTGTTTACTTTCAGGGGATTCGCTATCTGGTGATACCGCCAGCCGTAGCGTGGGGTCTTCCTACGCTCAATCATATTGAACGCACGGTATCCATCTTCAAAGTTCTTAGCTAGGCTCCTATTCATCTAGTCCTCCGTAGGCCAGTTGTTGAGAATTGCTAGTCGGTCTTCGTGGACAGCCATCTTGTCCATCTCTCCCTGAATGGCTTCCATAATATCGGAATGCTCACCGATACCTGCAGGGTTCTTGAAGTATGCTTCGATATTCATCATGTGTAGATGTACATTTGCTTGAGCATGGTTCTTCAAGACGTTAATCATCTTTTCTTTCATCCTCTTTCTCCTTCAGTTTCTCTTTCTTCTTCATCCACTCTTCATATTGGGGATGGCCACGTGGCGGATTGAATTGCACCCAGCCATCCCCTCTTTTCCATACTGGTATATCAGGCATCTTTAGAGGTCTCCACCACAGCCAGCAGTATCCAATGACTCTACCATTACTCTGCTCCTTTTGTCGAGTCTTTTTTACCACTTAAATACCTTGGCTGCTTTTCAAACTTGATAAATCTGCTGAGTAACTTTACTAGCATGTCAGCTATCTTATCCATTATGCGGCGGCGATGTCAACTATCTCACAAACGCCAGCCGTACATGCCAACTCTCGTCCACCTGACGTAGTGTCTTCCTTCTCAAACTCACGAAGCAAATCCCAATTCACTTTCTTGGGCATCTGTTTCATCATCTCACCATACTCTTCTACGGTGCAATCCTGATACGGTGCTTGCTTGTACGTATGCTCACTGAACGGCAGGAAGCTGATGCCTGACACTTCATCGAAGTGGTCATACACCCACGAGCCTACTTCCATCCACTCGTCCTCTTTGACAGAGATGGTTACGGACGGCTTGTGTTCACACCAGTGCCGCTGATACTGCAGCCATAGTTCAAGCTGCTCAATGGCAGACATATCGAACCGGGTGACTGCACCATGCGGCGACTTCATTGGGAAGCTGAATACTGTCGTGCTGTCTGGCTTCATCACATCTGGCTCTGCCGGAATACCCTCAGAGACAAGGAACTGCGTGATGGGGTCTTTGTTGTCGCCACGTACCGTGCGAATATAATACGGATTGTGACGAGCATGGATGCCAGAGGCACTGTCAACAAGCTGTGAGACTGTACCAGATGGCTTCACACAGGTGATAGCCGCTGACTGTGGGATACCAAGCTGTTCCGCCATAGCGGCGTTGGTAGTGATAGCTTGTTCCTTGAGTGCATTCAGCGTGGCCGCAATGTTATTGCCAAGGTGAGCCGACTTGCCTGACATCATAGCGTTGTCCATGATGCCTGTCAGTGACACACCCAGCAGCCGCTCTTCCTCTGTGTTCTTCTTCCATACGTTACGCAGATACTTGAAGTTAGTCAGGGTAGATTGGAACGTACCAAGGATGGTAGCCAGACGAACCTTGTCTGTCAGTGTCTGCTGCGTATCAGATGCACGAACAACCACCTCCGACAGATTACAGAACTGATACGGACGCAAAATAATTTCACTGCATGGGTTACATCCAAAATCTTGTTCCGCATCACGGCGTCCGTTGAGTGACGCTTGCTTCTGTGCCGCCTGACGGTTGAAGATGCCACGCTCACCGGACTTGCTCTCGTATAGGGACACCCACTCACGCATGAATGTACCCATCTCTGGCTTGCCTTTGTAGGCAACGCTGTTGTTAGCCAGCGCACGTTGCCCCTCGTTCTCCCACCACTGACCTGACTTGGCATGACGCATCTGGTCATCGTTCAGGTTAGACAGTGAGATAAGTGCGCTGCGTCTTACGCCGCCGACAACAACAACTTCACCAATCTTGCACATCAGGTCATGGCATTCGATAGGAAACAGCCTGCGTCCTGCTGCTTTCTTGAACATCTCCACTGTGAACTGGAACAGTTCTTCCAGTGGGGCTGGGCCACTCGCACGACCACCGAAGGTCTTGAGACGTGCGCCAGCAGGACGAACCTCTGACGTGTCCCACTGTGGTACTTGTCCCGCATAGAGGAGCGAGATAAGTTCACGTAGCGATTTGGCCCAGCCCGGACGTGAGTCGCCAACTTTGATGACAGTATCTGTACTGTTCATGTCTTCGTTGACGACAGGCAGCTTCTCTGTGTGGTGACGCTCGACAGAGAAGCCTACACCAGTGCCGCACATGAGGATATACATGGTCTCGTCAAAGGCACGAGGACTATCCACTGGTACGTAGGAGCAGTTGTATCCACCGACATGGCACCGATCTAGGGCGGGGCCAGCGGTCATCAATGCTCTCATGCTTGGCATGATGTCTTGGTCAAGCACAGCAACCTCAAGTTCACCACGCAGGTCATCCGGCATGGTGTAGTTATGCTTCTCCTCAAGGTGCTTGCTCATGTAATCAAAGTATCGCTCGACTGTTTCCATCCAAGTCTCACGACGTTGCTCGTCCTCTTTCCATCGGGCGTACCGTGAGAGGGCGATAAAGTTCTGATAGTCTGTAGGTAGATAATTGTTCATTGCGTCACTCCGTTAGCGTCTTAATATGTCGTATGTCAGCACCGTCTACATCGTAGAAGTACTCACGGATACCATCCTCAATCTCCATGCCGACATCTTCGTCGGCAGGGATTGGGTATTCTTCGGGGTCAATGTCTATCGTGATGAATACTTTAACCTTCATCATAACAGCCTTCAACCTCCTCAATCAGCTTGGCTAGATACCACTGTGCTTTTTTGAGGTCTTCTGTACCATTCTTGTAGCGGTAACGCCACAGGTACTTCATAATGTTGCCCTGCAGATAATACTCATAGCCATCACCTGTAGCAGCACGGATAGCGTCTATACACTCAACGCCAGCCTTGTTGTAATGTGGCGGAGAGTTTACCATGTCCGCTTGTTTACCCTGCTTTGAATAGAACTCGTCCATAAGTCTCTCCTCGTCTGGTTGTAACTCTTTCATCCTCATTCGCATGTACGCCTCGTGGCGCATCATGCACTCCCCTTTGTCTTGCTAGAGAAGTCTAGCCGTACCACGTTGCCATCCTCTTGAGTGATGGTGATCTCCTGATCGTCTTCTTCTACCATGTCTTCAGGTTCGTTGTCAACAACTTCCAGCACATAATTGTGTACCATATTACGTACATTCTCGTCATGCTCCATGATAGGCACAGCCGAACACATCATCTTGCAGAAGTGCATAAGCTGTCCATAACTTTCGTCGTTAAGCATGTTATCTGGAGAGGAGATAATTGAAATGTCAATCTCGCCTGTCCACTCTTCGCCTTTGGTAAAGGGTCTTACACGGATGACGAAATCGTCGTCTTCGATTGAATCATGTGTCATAGTTATCTCCTCTTCACTTTGGTTCCACTAAACTTGATGAATTTCGGGTGCTTGTTCTTCCCTTTCTCTTTGAGCCAGTCCTCTGGAATGATGCGGTCATAGTACTTGAACCCGTACTTGATGCACCACTCTGCGTAAGTAGACTTCGCTCCTTTGCGCAGCTTACGTCTGCTGTTCTCAAAGACAAAGCGTATGTCCAGCTTGGGATGCTGCTTCTTGATTGCAAGATGCTTGCGCCTATCCGCCGCAGTGAACATGCCCTTTGTCTCAATGATGATACCGTTGTCCAGCACAAAGTCTGGAGTATAGGTGCGGTACGCAAGGTCTTCCCATTCGATCTTGACCTTCTCGTAGAGATACGAAACAGCCAGTTCATCTAGGTATACAGACAGCTTGTGTTCTAGTCCGCTCCTATATCCATACTTCCGTGCAGCACGGAACGCAGCGTGATTAGGCAAGACCACCTACACTACGCCACGTGATGTAAGAAGACTGTGGGTCTAGCCCTTTCATTTCCTCACGTATCATTCTGTCGGCTTCCTTACGTGCTTCAAGAGCCGCACGAAGGCCAGCAGTCTTTCGTTCACGATATTCCTGACGCAAGTCGCTAAGTTTGCGTTCAGTAACTTTGATCTCTTCTGCGAGAGTTTCGATATCATATACATCATCCATTCATATACTCCTTTGCTAGTGATACATACGCAACCGTCTTAGGTTGCTTTGCTTGTGACATGACAGCAGGACGCTCCTGTATATTAGGCCAGCAAGAAAATCTGTAGCGACAGAAGCCACACTCAGTTCCAAGAACCATGTTACCTGTCTCCTTGCCACGAAACTTCTCAGGCACAGCATCGAAGCAACGCTCAAACCTGTTCTCCTGTATAGTCGCTGCCGTCTGCTTAATATTGTTTACTTCCTGCTTAATGTCAAGACCTGTAGCTGGTACATACTTGAACTCGCCGTTGGATTTGTTTACTACCCACCATCCACCAGCCCGTTTGTCTGCAGCCTTCGCATAGCCAGCAAGCTGTGCTACATACCCAAAAGCATCACCCTGTCTAAGAGTGTCGAAGGATTCAAACTTGTTAGTATACGACCAATTAGATGCTGACTTGATATCATCAACAGCACCGTCAATAACAATATCATATGTGCCAGAGATGGATGTATCATCATCAAGCTGGAGCGTAACCTTTGCATCGTCTTCATACTGTACTCCTGCTTCTTTCAGAAGACCTTTGAAGACAGCCTCAACGATGTCTCCAAGCATCATGTTCATTACGAATGTGGTTGGAAGGGGCAATGCCTTCTCTGGTTCGTTCTTTTCAAACCAAAGCTGGCAAGTCGGTCTGCCTACGTTTGACATACGCAAACCAAACTCACCTCGCTTGTTGCCCCCACCAAACTGGCGTTCAAGTGCAGCCGCTACATCAAGACTTACTTGCTGAATAGTCTCCGAAGACATCGTAGACTTACCACTAGCAGCATTCTCCATGTATTGGTGCAAAGCCAGTTCAGCAGGGTGGTTCATTACGCTACCTCTTCTACTTCGATATCGACAAGCCCATCAACAATGAACTCATCATCCTCATCATTACGGCTAGACGCTTTCTCAGCGTAAGCATTAATGATGTACTCGTTGTAGTTATTCACCCACTGCATGAAGTCAGCGAACATAGTCTGCTCGTGATCTGTCAGTTCAAGGGTCTTGGTTACGTCCAGAGACACAACTGGCAGGTAGAACACTGCACCAGTAGGAATCTTCCGCTCCTCTGTATTCGCAGTGATGAGGTGCTGCACAGGCAGACGCTTCATCTTGGCAAGCTGCGTAAAAGCACCGCCTACGTTCTTAAACGCATCACGGTTTTCTACTTCCCAGATGAACGGTGTCTCCTCCACCTCAACAGGATTTCCACTGCCATCAGTGGCACCTTCAAGCTGCACAGTGCCAAGCACTACACGTACACGCTTGATCTGGCGGATCAGTTCCTGCGTCTTCTCAGGCAAAGACTTGAAGTCTTGGATGTAGCCAGCAGGCTTACCGCAGTTGAAGCCACCATCATTATCCTTGAGGTCAATGTTCAGATTGTCAGCCATGACAGTCTTCACATAACGATTAGGTGCGTCACCAGAGCCACGTACAAAACGCTTGTACATGAAGCGTTGAAGGTACGGGCGAATCTTTACGGACTCCGCATAGTATGTCGGGCCATCAGGCACCTCCAGCTTATACGTACCTCCGCCAATCACTTCCATGTTGACGGTCTTGCCGTTTACTTCTGCCTCACCCATTACAGGTGAGTGATTGATGCGTAGACGAGCGAGGGTGCTGGCCTGCTTACGCTCACCGGCACTCTCGTTGGCGATGCCCATTGCCTTCGCCATTGCTGCATAGTTATTCGTGTCAATAGTTGTTAGTTCCATGTGTTTATACTCCTTCTTTCGAGTTAGAATCCATAGTTATATCACGACACATCTTTAGTGTCAAGCCAGTTGGGGCCGATTTTTGCCTCTAGTTCCAGCGGAACATTGAACGTCAACCCCCAACGTATGGCGATCAAGTTAGGCAAAGAGTTGTTAGTCTCTTGTATTACTTCTATTACTCTCCTTTCTTCGTCTGGATGAACGTCGATGACGATTGAGTCATGCACTGTGTTTACCACACATGACTGCATCCCGTCAAGCAGTTTATCAATGTGCAATAGTGCCACAGGCACGATGTCTGCCGTAGCAAACGATTGCACGGGGTAGTTCTTGATCTGTGTGAAGTTAGTCACACGACCACGACTGTTGCGTCGTACATCAGGGAAAGCAAACTGCCTGCCCGACGGCGTAGTGATGCGGCCAGTAGCTATAGCCTCTTTAGCCAGTCGGGAATGCCAATCTGCGATGCCTTGGTACTTCTCCGTGAAGTGTGTATAGTACTCTGCTTCCGCTGGCGTTCTCCCAAAGCCTGTTGCGCCATAAAGCGGTGCAAACGTGTGAGCCTTTGCAGTCTGCCTATCCGTAGATTGACCAGCATCGGTAATAACTTGAGCGGTATATGAGTGTACATCAAACCCAGTAGATACTTCTTCAATGGCTACTCCATCTTGTGAAAGATATGCGGCTGCACGAAACTCAAGCTGTGCAAAGTCTGCTTCAAGTATCTTGCCGCCAGACCACCGTGATACGAACACTCGCTTCACAGGGAATGTGCCACCACGTGGCATGTTCTGCATGTTGGGATCACGACCACTGAACCTGCCTGTAGCAGTCATGTGCTGTGTAAGGCGAACATGCAGCTTGCCATCCTGCTTGGTGTACATACGAATGCCATCCACGAAGGATGACAGGTATGTATCGACAGCAGATAGGCGTCGAACCTTTGACAGGAAGTCAACAGCATCTGTCATTCCTTTGACACGTGCTGCCTTCTCTAGTGTTTCGAGGTTCTGTTTACTCGTGCTGAAACCATTCGCACTAGCCCACTTAGCAGACGGGGGCTTGAATCTAAGACCTCCAACGCTCCCCAAATCAGTAAGAAGATAACCGTTGCCACTACATGTTCCGCACTTATTCGCTCTAGCATAGAGTGTACCATCCTTCTTCACCTTTCTCACCTGTCCAGTGCCATTGCATTCAGCACATTGTGTTGCCTTTGTCTTGTGTATACGTTCTGTGCCACCTGCGATCAGACTGCGGAAGTCACCCTCACTCATGTACGGATCAATGGCATTGCCCCAATAGGGCTTGTCTATCACCTTGCGGCTGTACACAACCCAAGACAGTTGCTCTGGGCTATTCAAGTTGATAGGCGTATCACCCATCAGCCTGCGTACATGCGCTTGCAGGTCACGCTCAAGATCATCACGTTCTTGCTCAAACTCCTGACGAACACCATCAAGTGCCTGCAGGTCAACGGTGAACCCACGTTGGTAGATACGTGCAAGACACACAGCTACCTGATTGGTCAGGTCAACTGTACCCATCAGACCCGCATCGTCCTGACGATTAAGACGTAGCATCTGCTTGTCAGCAAGTTGCTGCGTAGCCTCAAGGTCTGCGATCAGGTACGAAGTCAGTTCGTTGTATGGGATATCACGAACACTGACGCCTTTGGCAAAGTACTCCTTGAGAGTGTCTTGCTTCTTGGTGTCCAGTTCGTAACGCTCTGCACATGCTTCAAGCGACAGCGGCTGCTTCTGCCCACGCTGCAGGACATACTCTGCCAGCATCGTGTCGAATACAGGGCCGTCATACTTGAAGCCTGACTCCCACAGCCACAGCAAGTCGTGTGCTGCGTTGTGACAGATAAGCACAGTAGCCTCGTCCAAGAACATCTGAACACGCTCGTAGTAGTCGTCCTGATTGGGACGATCAGCGTGGTCAAATGGGAACGTCAGGCACTGGCCTTGGTCTGTCAGTATGCCAACCATGACCAGCGAGTTGTCAGGCTCAAATGGATCAAGGTGCATCTTACCATCACGCTTGGTGACGGTGTTCTCTACGTCAAGTGTTAGCTTCATTCTTTGCCCTCACTTTCACTCGTGTTGTTAAATCCAGAGGTATCTGGAAGAAGTACTCGCCTTTGTATACATACCTATTCGGAACCTCGACTGGTGTCAAGTCCTTTATGTCCTCCGACAAGAAGGTAATGGCACTGTCAAGCTGTTTGTTCCATATGTAGAACAGCGTAGGTTCAAGGAAGAACTTCTGCTTGCGTTGTGGTAGCTGCACTGTGTCGTATGGGAATGTGTCGCCATCCCACACCACCTTGACCTCACACTCTACGTAGATGGATGCACCATCTTTCGTAGCGATCAGGTCTTGTGCGTACCTATCAGGATGTGGCTCGACAGTATGCCCTGTCAGTTCCAGATGCTGCTGTGTACGCACACGTGCAGCTTTATCGTAGCGGTCAAAGTCCGCCTTACTGAATCGCTTTGTCCTCATTCTTCGTACCTCGCTGTCTGATAGTCGAGGTTACAGTTTACCATACCGTGCCAGCCATTCAACTTGTTCTTCACGATGTTGACGTGGCGCAGTGGGCTGTCTTCCTCTTGCCCTTCGACAGAGGGCGACTTGCCGATCAGGATCATCAGGTCAGCCTCTGCTGCCTTACCTGTACGGCTACCCTCCATCATGGACTGGTTAAGTTGTGACCGGCCTTCTGCCTCTGCAGATAGCTGGGACATATAGAACACGGCACACTCATACGTCTTGGCGATCTGCCGTGCATAGATAGCACACGCCTTGAGTGCCTCGTCCTGTCGTGCAAAGGAACCCTGCACACTGAACTTGTCACCCATGTCAAGCACAAGGATGTCAGGCCGGTATGATTTACATACGGACTCGACCCATGCCATGTCACGACCACCGGCCTCTTTGATCTTGATGTTGTTCATCACTGGCTCATAGAGTGCCTTGGCCTTGGACATGTTGTCTCGTACTTCACGAGCGGACATGCCTGCTGCAGCAGTCAGATAACGTGCGCCGACACGGTGCGTTGGCTCCTCGTTACACAAGATGACACACTTGGCACCCTGATGTGCGAAGCCGCCGGGGCTGGCAATCAGACTGGCATGGAACGAAGTCTTGCCAGTGTTGGGCCGTGCGCCAACTTCGATAAGCTGACCAGCGGACACACCCTCGATCTTGCGAGTGACAGGCGGGATGTTGAATGTCCAACGTGCTTCCAGTTCAGCCTTGGCCATCAGTGTTTCGATAGTGATGTCGTCCCACTCAATATTGAGGTTCGGGATGAAATCATCACCGTAACGCTCAAGCAGGTTGCGCAGGGACTCAAGGCTGGCGGTGTCACCGTTGACCATATCGAACCCGATATTGGCTACGTCCTCACCGACCACCTGCTGGAACAACTTAGACAGCACCTCCTGTGCTACGTCACTGCCCATAGGCTCCTCGCCTTTGATCTTGGCGAACAGGCTGGCATAGCCCTGCTTCTGTGCTGTGGTCAGTGTCGGGTTGTCCGACATGAACAGTGCTTCGATCTCGTCAGGCGAGACGGTACGCTCGTACCTGTCCATAGCTGTGTCGATTGCCTGCTTGATCTTCCGCACGTCCTTGCTGAACAAGCGTTGCGGACATTTCGAGCCACGATGGTCATCGTAGAAGGACTTGTCCATCAGGCTCCTAATGATTGATAATTCCATTGAGATTCTCCATATCTGTCGGGTTACGATATTTGAAGTCGTCGGTTAGACGAAGGACACGAACATCGTTTACGTATCCTCTGAGTTCCTTGGCCATCAGCAAGGTCTTGGGTAGCGCATCGGGGTCTAGCGCAATGATGGCTGTTGAGAACTGCGAGAGATACCTCTTATGCGTCTCTTGCAATGATGTGCCTAGAAGCGCAACCCCGACAAAGGTGCCGTAACCAACAACGGCTGCACTCAAGCAGTCCTCAACAACTACGGCGACTTTACCACACCCTGATGTGTATGGCAAGCCACTTTTTCCGTAC